AGCTGAGAGAAGAAAAAGCTACTCAAGTTGAACTAACAATCTATCATTACATAGATAAACCGATACAGGAACTAGAATTGCTGGCTCAGGATGTAACTTTGCCTGGAATAGATTTGCTGGTTATTAAGTGTCTTATTCGCGCAATATCAAGCGGTGACTTTTCTCACATTGAGCCGATGCTTGTTAGAAGCGTTGGGAAAGTGCAAGACCGCATAGAGATCAAACAAAAAGTAGAAACGTATCATCAACTGACACTTCAATTTAAAGACCTAAGCTATGAAGAAAAAAGACAAAAGTATTTTGAGCTTTTAAAAGGTAGTAAAGTTGAATCATGATGATGAAATCAATAGACGTATTGAACTGTTTTCTAAATGCAATGATGATGCTACATTTAGAGCGTTAGAAGTATCACTCTGTAAAGAAAATATATTTCATTTTATTAATAACTGGTGCTGGACGTTTGATCCAAGACCAAGGGCAGAACATTCACACTTGCCGTTTATACTTTATGAATTTCAATATGACTCTATAAAATGGATTGATGAAAGGTTCGCTAACAGTGAAGTCGGGATAATAGAAAAGTCTAGGGATATGGGTGCTACATGGATGCTTGTCGTGTGGGCATTACACAAATGGCTTTTTAATGATGGCTTTACTTGTCTCTTCGGATCAAAGACTGAGGGTGATGTTGATGATGCATCTATTGACTCGATCTTTGGTAAAGTCAGATATGTGCTTAATAACTTACCATGGTTTATGAAGCCTAATATGAAGGCTAAGATTAATGAACGGCGTGAGGCTGACACATATCTATCAATTATTAATCCAACAAATGGAAATGAAATCAGTGGTGACAGTGCTAACAGTAACTTTGGTCGATCTGGTAGACGATCTATTGTGTTTTTAGATGAGTATGCTTTCGTGGATCAGTCAGATAAAATCTGGTCTGCCATCAGTGAGGTTTCTAACTGTATTATCCCAGTGTCTACTGCTAATGGTAAAGGAAATATGTTTTATAGCCTACGCTCTAAAGGAACGATTCCTGTGTTGTCACTTCATTGGTCCAGGCACCCACATAAGGATCAAGCTTGGTATGATGACAAGAAAAAAACCATGGAGCCGCATCAGATAGCTCAGGAATTAGATATTGATTATTCATCATCTAAGGCTGGTCGTGTGTATAAGAGGTTTGAAAAACGCTGGCATGTGGCTAAGGAGATTATTTATCCTAAAGAAGGAATGGAGCAATTTGTTACTCTAGATTTTGGAATTTCTGATGCAACTGCAGTTATTTTTGGGCAAATAGATGTGCAAGAAAACATTGAAATATACGGTTGCTATGATTGCACAGATCAGGACATTGAATTTTTTATTCCAATGTTTAGGGGTGAATTGCCACCTAGACAATACTGGGAATTTATCCAAGAGTATGAACAGACTAGGATAAAAAATCTATTAACCAAAGTTTTTATGTCTGATAAAAAATCATTTTTTAAGCCTGAGTTTACTTTTTACGGTGATTTCGCAGGAACAGCCAGAGGTGCGAATAGCCGTTACAGCATAAGAGATCGCATGGCATCTGCTGGGATAAAATTAAATTGTAATCCAAGGCAGGACTTTGCAACAAGAATCCAGTGCGTTGATAATTTACTAAAGTTAAGAGAAAACAAAAGAACAAATGAAATGATGCCAAGGTTTGTTATAAGTCCAGACTGTAATGGGCTTATAGATGCAATAATGAATTATGTGTGGTCAAATGACGATTTAGACAGCTCAAATCTAAAGCCAAAGCATGATTGGGCGTCACACTATGTAAGCGCATTAGAGTTTTTAGCCATTAACAGGTTTAACTTTGTTAGAGGTGGAAGCGTTACTGTTGATAAGGTTAGGTGATTTTGGTGGTCTGCCTAGTGAGCCATAATTACTTTTATTTAAAACTATCCAGCCATTTTTTCTATATTTTTCAATAAGCTTTTTTTCAGCTATTTGACCATCAACAGGATTATGCCAATCATTAGACTTTACAAATTTATATTTTAGCATTTTCATTTTTTCTTTATGCACATCATGATTGATGTGTTGCTGAAGTCTATTAGAGTAATTAACAGTTAAACCGACATAGACAGAGCGATCTTCAAATTCTATTGAATACACTGATCGTAGCTTATCGCTGCACGGCGTCACTGTGTGCGAACATACTTTGTTTAGTATCCCAAGTTTTAAAGCAGCAGCGTAAGCTCCAGATGACATTTTCATAAATTCTGATCTTGTTTTAAATTTTTTTGCTTCTCTTGAAATTGTTTTTAAGTTCCAAACGTCTCTTGGCCAAGTTTTCCAAACCATATGTTTTGTAACCCTATTAAATATTCCAAGTCTTTTGGCTATAATATATGCTGAATGACTTTTTCTTTGAAATTCTGACCTGTATTTATATTTAAGAGCCTCTAGCATTATTGTTTTTTTGGTCCAGTAACCATGCGGCTTCCGTTTATTCATAATAATCCTAAACTATTTGATGATTTAACCGAAAAATTAGGCAAAACTTCATACATATAAGCCAAATTGTCAATATAAAGGCGGTTTTATAATTATGGCCATGTTCAAAGAATCCGATGTGCTTGATCCTGTATTCAGAAAAAAAGTAATCAAAGAAATTCAGAGCAATGAAAACCAACAGCGTAAATTAGAGCATTTTAAACGCTATGAGGTTTATCACGATCGTGTAGCTAAATACACAGAAGATTTGATGGCTAAACAGTTTGACGCGACCACGATTGATGAAATGAAAATGAGTCTTACTAACATTTCATTATGTCGAAAGATTGTCGATAAGCTGGCGCGTGTGTATTCGAATGGTGTTGAAAGACAGATTAAATCTAAGCGTGATATGAAATCACTAGAAGTGGTTGAAAAGCATTTATGCGTAAATGCTAAGATGAAAAAGGCAAATAGATATTTAGAGCTGCATAATAACGTGTGGATGACGTGTCTACCGAAGCCTAAAAAAGATCGTGACGGTAATGTTTTATATTATGATTTGAAATTGGCAGTACTACCTCCATTTTTATTTGATGTGATTGAAGATCAGGATGACAGAGAAAAAGCTCAGTGTTTAATATTGTCTAATTTCAATCCTGAAAATGCAGCCATCATGTACGATGCGCCTGAAAGAAATGGTAAGCGTGGTCTAGACAGGTCTGGGACAAATTCATTTCAGCGTGGTGATGGTGTTGATCAGACGATTGCCGATACTCCTAATGATTTTGATCCACGCAATCAAAGATACATTTTCTGGACTGATAGTTATCACATGACCTGTGATGGGAATGGTGCTGTTGTTTCTGCACCTGAAGGTATGCTTAACCCTATTCAGATGATTCCAGGGATTGCGCTTAATAAAGATCAAGACGGTGAATATTATTCTATCGGTGGGTCTGATCTTGTTGATAGTTGTCTACTTATTAATTCAATGATGACTAATATTAATCACATTGGTGTGCAGCAGGGTTATGGTCAGGCGTGGATGAGTGGTAACAATTTACCGCAAAAGATTCAGCTTGGTCCTACTAAAGTTATTAAGCTTGAAACACCGCCTGGTGGTGAGCGTCCTGACTTTGGTTTTGCGACATCTAACCCACCGCTTGATCAGTTGAAACAACTTACTACGACACAGATAGCACTTTTATTATCGACTAATAATTTATCGACCAGTGGTGTGAAGGTTGATTTATCTAGTGGTGTTGATTTCCCATCCGGTATTGCGATGATGATTGATAAAGCTGAATCAACTGAGGACGTGAAAGATCAAGCACAAATATTTTTAGATAATGAAAAGCATCTTTGGGAAATAGCCATTGCGTGGATCGATGCCTATGAAGATAGTGGTATGCTGATTGAGGATTTAAAGGGGTTATCATTTTCACTTGATGAATTTCATTTAAAGATCAATGAGCCACATCCGATTGCTAGTGAGAGTGAGAAATTAGAAAACCTTAAAAAGCGTATGGAATTGGGTATTAACACTAAAGTTGATTTGATAAAGATTGATGACCCTCAGCTAACTGATGAACAGGCGGCTGCGAAATTAGAGGCCATCATGGCCGAAAAAGAAGCTGATATGGCTAGGTTTGTTGATAACAACACTGAGCCAGAGGATGAAGAAAATCCAGATGAAGAAACGCTTGAAGAGGATGACGAAGAGTGAAAGTTGTAGGCTCAATAGTTAATGACAGTGAGATTTCTAGTGTCATTGATATTGTGTCTGATATTGCAGCACCTGATCCTGTGAAAGATAAAATCAAAGAAGCTGTTGGTGATTATTTAATTGAACAGACACTTTTAGCTGTTGGTGAGGCTAAAAGCCCTATCAGTGGTGAGGGGTGGAAAAAGACATTAAGCCCATCTTATAAGAAAGAAAAAGCTGAGGCTGGTGGGTCATTAATAGCTAACATGGAGCTGCATGGTGATATGCTGTCATCACTTGATTATGAATTAACTGATGAGGGTGTAAAGATCGGCGTATTTGGTAGCGAAGCACCTAAAGCTGATGGGCATAATAATTTTTCTGGTGAGAGTGAGTTACCTAACAGGCGGTTTTTACCAGATGAGGGTCAGGCGTATAAGGACAAGATTCAGCGTGGTGTTCAAGAAATCATTAATGATATTCTAGCTGAAGAGGTATCTATCGACCGTGGCAGTTTAGAAAATGTTGAGTCATCAAGTCAGCTTTATGATGTGTTGGGGTCTATATTTACTGGTGCTAGTCGTGTGCAGATAAAGCGTGCTGTCTTAGGTAATCCAGACTTATTTGATTTATTAACAGAGCTAGACTTGTTGGATTTATTATAATGCCTAAGAAAACTTTTAAGCTATCAGCTAAAGGTGTCACGATGAAGGTCCAGCTGGATGTTCCTATAGAAGAGGTCTTGGATTCATCTACTGTTGACGCATTAGGTAATCGTGTAAAAAGTGAGATGACCAGGTTCATGGCAAGTGGGATTAGTCCTGTTAATGGTCGTAAGTTTGAGAAATATAAGAATCCAGATAAATATCCAAAAAATGTCTTAAAAGAGTATCCAGACAAGAAAACAACGCCTGTAAACCTGAAATTATCTGGAAATTTATGGAATTCTTTCGTTTGGCAGAAAATCAATAATCTAAGTTTATTGTTCGGGATCACTGATCCAGATGTGTCTATCTATGCGGCTGTTCATAATAAAGATGATAGTGGACGGCCAGACATACCTGAAAGAAGGTTCTTGCCAACGCGCAAGGGTGAGACATTTAATAGATCAATAATGCTTGAAATAAAAAGACTAATAGTTTCAAGGCTTCAGAAATTAATTAAATAGCCGATTTATGGCTAAAGACTATTAAAGACTAAATCAATAAACAAGAAACATTTTTCCCATGAGTGGTACGAGTGGGCATTGTGAGTGGTACTCACATGAAAGGGATCATATATGTCAGATACACAAGACGAAGTTAAACCAGTTCCTAAGCAAGTGCATGACGAGGTTGTGCAGGATCTTTTGAAGCATAAAGGCACTGCAAAAGAGCTTGAAATGAAATTGCAACAAATTGAGCGTGAGCGTGAGCAAGCGCGATTGGATGGTTTAAAGCAAAAAGAAGAGTGGCAAAAAGTCGCACAGATGAAAGAAAAAGAGGCTGAAGAGCTTCGTCAAAAACTGCAAAAGAAAGATGAAATGGTTTCTAATTATTTTAAAAAGTCTGAAGTAAAAGCTCAGGCCATGAAATTAGGGATCCGTGATCAGGCTTTGCAGGATTTGGATCTTTTACCTATGGATGATGTGCAGCTTGAAACTACATCTACTGGAAAGCTAAATGTCTTAGGTGCTGATAGATATGTTGAAAAGCTAAAGACAGAGCGTCCTCATT